GCATCGCACCCTCGTTAGAGAAGTGTAATGTGACCTTTGCCGAGTCTGATAGTTTAAGTATTTGTAGCACCTGTCCTACCGGCCAACTCCAACCTTTGTTAAGTGTTCCCTTAACGTCAGTTGCGAACACGAATTCACCACCATGCGATGCCTGGTCACCGAAAGTGAAAATCAAGTTTCCATCCTCGGTCCTAACAACGAATGAGTTGTGTTCTGTGTTTGCTGTTGCCTGGAAGTTGAATCTCTGCACACTTGCCATTCCTGGTTCGATCTCAACGTCCCACTTAACACCTTTGAACTTGACGGTCTTAAGTTTCTCGTTGATGATCTCGGCATTCATGAACCTGTAGTCGTTCTTGAAGTCACCCTTTTCATTCTCGAAATGGATTCCTGTGGGAACTGTTGCCCCGGCTCTCTCACCTGACAACACAGTTATGTTTGCTTTCTCCTTGTACTCGGGACACTTCAGGTGGATGTCTAACTTGCCCATCTGAGGCATTCCAAACGTACCAGACATCTCTGCCTGTGGCTTGTGGAAAGACCCTTGTAGGATCACAGATCTGTCTTCGGCCATTGAGTCGATTGAAGTTTCCTTATCGTCCCCAGTGATCTTGACAAGATCCAAGAATCCCAGTCCATGCGTATGTTTAACGATGTCTTTTAAGATGTCTATCATAATGTTTGTAGTGTATACTATATTTAGATCTTAGTCTAGTGTTATTTCAGAAACTTTGTACACGACTGGATTTTGTTTACCAGGTTTTCTGAATATGGCGTAACTAGCGCCAGGTCTGAACTGATTCATCTCCACAATCTCATAACCCTCGTCCTTGATCATCTGTGTCATGGCGGTCTTGGTGTTGTAGTTCCAATATCCCCTCTTGGCCAGTTCCAGTTCAACATCATAGTGGCAATCTGCATACTGTATGAAGCAATAACCACCGGGGATCAGCACCCTCTTGATGTCGTGCAAATACTGTTGCACGTGTTGTTGTGTGAAGAAAACAAATGTGTCCCAACTGAAAACAAAGTTGCAACTGCCCTGTGGAATGTTTGAACACTCGGTGTTGCGTGTCTTGTAGAATTTTAGATATTTTCTATGTGCAGGATTGAACTTCTCCAGTATTGGTCTCTCAACGGCATGGGTAATGTCTAGGAAGTAATTCAACCTCCATGCCCTGAAGTCCATGGAGAACATGCCATTACCTGGTCCAATCTCAAGGCTGTTGTAGAGATTTGTCCTTGCGAACTGGAATATTTTACTCTGTACCTGTCTTTCAGTGATAGGATCCACCATGGGTTTTTTCAATTTTTGTTCTCGGTCTCTGTTGTACCATTCGGGAGTCTTGTCCAATCTGTCTATTACCTCTTTGTTGTTGGCGTCGACGGCCAGCTCTATGTCTTTTAAAATTTGTAAATTTGAGTCTATCAACTCCTGTAAATCTTCTTTTTTGACTTTTTCTAGTTTTTCAATCAATAATTTTATTTCTTCAATGCTTAACATAACGGTATTTAGAATTCGAACAGTTTGTTGAATGTGTTTGTGGTCTCTGTTGACTGTATATCCCAACCCAACACACCTATGAGGTTGTCCAGTTTCTGGTCCAGTATCGTTGCCTCCATGGCATCACCATCAAACGGCAGTTCCTTGAACCACTCTGGTATACGCATCTCATCAACGGGGTATGCGATACTGGTGTAACCCAATGGGTTCTGTTTTAGTTTACACACGATCACCTTGGCACCATCCGTTATTGGCATCGAGTACTTGTCGCCGTACATCTCCCTGCACCTATTCCAGTTCATGCTGGCCCTCACGTGTCCGGGCATGTTTGCCCTACCGGACTTCTCTTCGGCCGCTGTGTATTTGGTCATGTTGTTTGCCCTCTTGGGAGATCCCTTCTCCCAACCTGGCCTTGATTTGAACTCTGCCCTGAATTCACTGATCCTATCTAGTACATCTTTTTCATCCTTGCCTTGTAGTACCATGTACAATATCTCACTCAGAAAGTCTTGCACGAACACTGGTGTGTCTGAACGTTTGAGATCTAGTCCCATTGCTTTCATCTTGCCGTCTTTGCCTTCGACGTCTGTACGCTTTCCTTCCTTGTCGTAATAAAGCACCGCATATCTTTTCTTTGTTATGAACAAACCCTTGGATGCAACAAGTTCCCTGCCCGCCGCAATCACTCCACCTCTGGTGCTTGGACAGTGAAAACCTTTCGTCATGAATGCCTTGAACGATCCGTTGACCTCATCTGCAATCTTGTCATACAACGATACAACAGAATCTTTCGTCCATGGAATCAATCCCTCGTTGATCTCTTTCTGCAGTGTCTTGTGTGCTGTAAAGTAAACCGAGTCCGTGTCTCCGTACACGATGCTTTCTCCTTTGTGATCATACTTGCCTGAAATAATCTCATTGGTTTTGCTTGCCATGTGCTGTGTGATACATCTGCCTGTGAGGGTCACACTCTGACCAATCCTTATGTCAAAGAATCTACATCCTGGATTCAATATCGCACCATACAGACTGTTCAGATTAATCTTCTTGACCAACTGTCTCTTGTCCCAATATTCCCTTTCGATCTCGTTGTCTCCACACTCACGCATTTTTCTCTGCATATCCTGTCTTTCTTCATACCAACGTTTTAGTAAGCCTGGTATGACCGCTTCATATTCGTATGTGAATATTGTGCCGTTTGCACTCAACATCCATTTGTTGTTGCCATCAAAAATTATGTCATACAGTTGTGCCGCACTCATACGCACACTGGTCTTGTCTTCGTAGTCCACTATGATCTCTGTGCCTTTTTCTTTGTTCATGACCGCTTGGTACTCCCACGATCCAAATTGGCTGTCCCATGCGGCCGCAAATGATTTCTTCTGAGATTTAGCCCTGTTGATCTCTGCCGATGTTATCACCGGCCTTATCTGGCCCACGATTGTTTCCGGACCCATGTTCAACGCCCTAATAACACTAGGATACAGTGAGTTGATATCAACAGATCCAATCCAATCGTGTATTCCTTTTTGTGGTGTCGCCACATGGGCTCCTGCCGCTGGTTGATTCTCTTCTCCGTCTTTCTTGTATTTCCTGCCTGGCACGATCATGCCACGCCTGTGGGTTTCATTTACGATCGCTTGTTCTGTAACTGCAACAGCACCCATTGTGGTCTGTAGTAGCACAGTGTTTTGGTGTGCTATCTCATTCGCAAGTTCTATGAACTTCAATTTCTTTTCAAGTTTGGCCAGTAGTGCCGTGTCTTGTCTATTGTATTCTATGAACAACCCGAAGTCGTTTTTGTACAAATTATCTAGTGATCCCTCGTACACTGTCTTCTTCTCATCTAGTTCGTGTTCTCCGATCGCATCTAGTCTGAAACTGTGTCTTTCCTCGTATGTGTACTTCCTGTATAGTTCCAACAAGTCCAAGTGTACACGTCCAACGAGATCAAAACTCAACTGTTCTCTACCGTACTTTTCGAACACCCTCTTCCTAGGTTTTTCACCCCAGAAGCATAATCTTCTTGTGTCATCCGAACTTAATACTTTTTGTATCCTGCCAACTGTATATGGTATATCGTATCCTTCTGAATTCCAACCCGACAGTATGTCTGCATCTTGCACCAGTTCCAGGAATGCATCCAACATGTCTTTCTCTTTCTCGAACAACATGGTGTTGTCAAACCTTTTTGTGAGTTCTTTTGCGTCTGCCATGCTTATTGTCTTTGGTGGCACGGCGAATGTGACCAGTTGGTCCGTCCAGCTCATGTAACAACTTATGGCAGTTATGGGCATGAACGGATCATCTGTTGTTGAATAACCTCGATCTGGATCGAAGTCAACTTCAATATCGAAAAACATCACATTTAGTTTTGGGGTCTCCTTGCCTAAATAGTTCTCTTCCAGGCATCTGAACACAGGATTGATATCATTCTCGTACAGTTGTTTGTTGGATCTTATCCTCTGTTCTTTAATGAACTCTTTGTTGGTTGCACACTGCACCCTCTGTAATGGAGCACCAGTCATTGATCTGTGTTTGCCCCTTGCGTCCTCGTAGTAGAACACGTACCTTGCATCATACTCCGTAAATATTCTGCCTTTCTTGGCATCACGTTCTACCACGTATATCTTGTCTTCATCTTTTTTGAATAATGCGTCTATGTAACTCATATAATTTTTTTAATTTTTTCTGCTGTAAGTATGTTTCCATCTTCGGACATGTGATTTACATCTCCTGGATGCTGTTTGTATATGTCATTAAAATTGTGTGCAATTTGTTTCGTGTCTTCTGGCTCATGGAAAGTGATGTGTATTGTGTTTGTTATTTCTAATAACTTATCTACAATCAGATCGTATACACCTTGTTGATATTCAGGATCATAGTAATTTTTTAGATATTCATTTACAAGTTTCATATCTTTGTTTATTTTACTATGATATTCAACATCATTCAACAGAAAATCATTATTTTCCCTAATTAAATTATTTTTATGAACAGGATGCATTCTCGTATGGACTCTCCACGGAGAGGTATGACAGATTATGGCCTGATCAAACCTTAAATTTTCAATCACTTGTTTGTAAATTTTATATTCGCCAACACCGTTTTGTGAAAATATCCTAACATCTCGTCCTAACATACCTACCCAACCATCACGGTTGACAGCAAAACTGTCACCAAAAATATAAGTCATCATATATTAAACTTACTCGTGTTTCTTATAAGATATTGTTCACCTACAGATCTGCTGTAATGCACATTGTCATGGGGAATCTCTCCTAAATCGTAGGCAACATTAATAGGGAATTCTCCTACATGAGCAGACATGTCTATGTAATCCGGCAATTTATCTACTGCTCCTTCCACACGTGTGGACTTGTTTGGTGGATTAGTGTAGTCATAACAACTACTCCAATTATACGGTATTCCTAGAGTTTTGCATAGTTCTATACCTCGAAAAATTTCATGTAGACTTAGGTCATAACAGCCTTTTTTTTGTGAGGTGATATCATACATGTATGCGAAAGTTCTTTTCAGCATGTCACACGATTTCCATGATCCGTTGCGGCCGCCACTTGCTACCCAATTTCTTCTGTTGGTTTTTACTTGATACCGGTAATCGGGTACAGTGACTTTGAGATCCAAAGGTAGGTCAATCCTAGAAAGCCCTGAATATTGTAGATACACGTAATCTGGTATTCCAATATCGTCCACATATTCAAATAGACGTGCAGTGATATATGTATTGCCAAATCCCTCCTCGGATAGGTTTATCCATTCAATATTCTCTGAACCAAAAACTTTAGAGAAATCCTGGTGTATGTAGATGCCTTGGCTACATCCAATTAAAAGACATTTTTTCATTTTATGTTACCACCAATAACTTGCCACGCCGTAACCGTAGACATTTATGATTGCGAAATAGCCAGTGATCATCATCACGAACGCCGCTTCTCTCCTGTATGAAGCGTAACATTGTGTTAGTGCTCCTACCAAGAATCCCGGATACACGATAGTCATGTCCGGATCCGAGGCCGTGATCGCAAGTGTTAGGCTGGCTCCAACTGTGAAAATGAAACTGACGAGTTCAAAGTAGAACGCTGTCCTGTCACTCTCAAAACTACGAAGCCAGAATGATCTGACTTTGTCCAACATTAAAGTTTGCCGGCTGTGTTTAGTATGCTTTCCAGTGTGTCCATCTCGTCTGCGATGTTCTGGTAGTTGCCTTTGTGTGCAACGGATATCGCTTTGTTGATGAGTGCTGGTTTCAATTCTAGTTCTTCTGCGATTGCTTTTACTGTGTCTTTCAATCCACCCTTCAAGTCCTCTACTTCACCTAGTACCTGTGAACCCTGGGAAATGATCTGGATCAATTTCTGCTTTTCTGCGTCGTTGAAGTTTCTTACTGCCATTTGTTTCTCCTGTTGTTATCCAACAAGTATATAACAGATTTCGTATGAATGCAAATTATTTTTTCTTCTTGGTATTGACGTTTATCGCTTTACCACGTCTATCTGGATTAGGATCTTTTCTTCTCTTTCTCGCCGCCGCACTTGCCCTGCCTTTTTTACCCAGTGCGTATGCTTTCTTGGCCGGTAAGCATTTGGGTTTGCCCTCGCCTTTGGATTTGCCACCGCATGCTCCACGGATCTTACCCTTCGGACCCATCCGC